TTCCATTCCACATAACGTCAGCAACATATTCCTCACCAATTTGCTGAGATTCTGGTTGAGAATTAATATAAAGATTTCCCGTAAAATCTCCGGCAATATTTACTGATTCGGATATAAATTGCTTGAAAGATTTCATTTTATTCCTCTTCTACGCTTTCTTCTTCATTTTCACCAAATAAATTAGACGCTACATTGGGACGAAAAGCATCAATTTTTTCTGCTGACTTGGAAAAAAGAATGTCCTTAATCTTGTCGCTAATTTGAGATGGTGATTCATCGCCAATAATCATATCCAGAAGTTCATCCATTTTTAATACCTAATAATTAATCCGTTTTTATTTATATCTCACCGCCCTTGGGAATTGATGGTGCTTGAACTGATTTTTCTTGAGATGCCAGATCTGGTTCCATAACAGGTTGACCCAAATCCATTTCTGAAGAACTTCCGTCCAATGGCATTCCAGTATTTGGATCTACCGGAGCATTTGGATCTGGAATTAAACCAGATTCAATTTCTTTTTTAATTAAAATATCTTGCTCTATTATTTCAACATCAGTCTGGCGAAGAATTTTTCTTCTAATATAATCTTGGGAGTAATATTTGCCAACATATGGTTCTGCAGTTGCAACCATATTCAATCTCTCATTCATAAGTTCAGCATCTTTCAGTTCTGAGAAATGATTATCATATAAGAAATCATATTGAATATGCTCACTCATTGTTTCCCAATCTTCTGGGGTCACAACATTTTTAAGTATTAGTTGAGTTCTGAGCATATCATTAAACATATTGGAAAATCTCTTTCTCAATCTCCCAACAAACTTACTGAACTTTAGTTCATCTCTCAGAATTTCGGATGATCTTCCTAAATTAAATCCACCATCACCCTCAATCCTCGAAATAGGAACGTTCAATGCTTTATATAATTTCTTCTTAAAGTATTCAATATCAGTAATTTCTCCTAGGTTTTGACCACCGGGAAGAGTAGAGATTTCAGTTCCTCTACCACCTTCACGGCGAGGAAGCCAGAAATCTTCAAGCATTGCCATATACTTTTTATCATCACGAATTTCTCCAGTTGATGCATCATATACTAGTTTATTACGATAACGCATCATAACATCACGGAGATATTGTTCTGCCTTTACCTTTGGCAGATTTCCAACATCAATATAGAAAATTCTACGCTCTGGAGCACGAGACAATCTGTAAATAACAAGAGAGTCTTCAATCATGCGGAGTTGATTAAGTGCCTTGATGGACTTGTGTAAGTATGATAAGGTTGAACCTTTATTTCTATCTACAAGACCAGAAGTGCAGTATGTAATTGCATCTTTTGCAATTTTTATACCCGAGTTAGATCCGCCGAGAGATCCTGGTGAAGGAGTCCCCGTTGGATACGTCATTTTTGGATTATAAATGAAATATTCTTCAATTTCTGGAAAATCAAAATCCATTGGATTTTCCACATTTCTATTTGATATTTTGAATTGATCTTCTGGTTTCTTTCTTGCCTGCCTTACATATCGCATTTTCATTGCGTCTATGTATCGAAGTTCTTGTATTCCTTCTTGAGGATTCTTTAAGTCAATTACTTTGTGATAATAGAGTCTTCCATCAATATACCAGTTTCTGTAAATCTCGTGAGACTTTTTATCAAAATCGAGTAAGTCTAAAATGTATTTAAATTCTTGTCTTATTTTTTTCTTAATGCCATCACTAGCATTTAGATTTGATAACTCTATTTCTACTGGAGTATCATTAGTATCAGAAACTATTGCTTCATTTACAATATCCTCAATGGCACTATCCACTTCAGGATGAAGTGCCATTTCTCTATATCTTTTAATTAGGTCAAACTCAGTTCTATATACTCCCTCAATGTCAACATAAGAACCAAAAAAGCCACTAGTCAAGTAGTGGTCTACACCGTCCTCATTATTTGGAGGAACGGGAGAAACTGTACTTGGTGATAGTGGCTCGTTATCTTCAATCGAAAATCCAAATAACTTTGCCATAATTTATTAACTGATTTTTTAGTCTTTAGACTATTTATAAATCAGTTTTCGCCGGTATATGGAGACCAGTATTGTACTTGGAATTCTACTGTAAATTCTTCAATTGTGTCAGAACTATCGTATGATAGATCGATTGCAGAAATATTGGTTGGGAAGATGCTATAGAACTTGTACTGAGCAGCAACTTCTAGACCACCACCTTCTACGTTGTTTCCACCAGTGGTGCTTGGAAGTCTTCTGAGTTGCTTAACCAATGCATCGATCTGATAATCGTTAGGATCAGTTGCTCCACTTCCATCGGCATATTGTCCAATGTACTGCATCCACGCTTCCATAGCGTTTCTGATTCTGAAGTCCTCATCGTTGATAACGGTGATTGACCAAGTATCAAATGTACGGTCTCCTGCTACTTTAAAGATTCTGCCTCTGAATGGAACATCGATTGATGCAATATTAGAAGCAGGTAGGTTTGCGGCTTTGCAAAGAACTTTGAACTCCGTAGAATCAAAATCTGCACCACCAGGGAAACTGGTAATTTCAACTTCGAATAGATTGGGGCGGGCACCCCCGCCCTTTAGTGCTGTTTTAAAGTCTTGGATTGTGTGTGCCATTTTTTAGTTCCTCCTTTAGTAATTTATAATCTAGAATTAAACTCTACCAACTACTTCTTCAAATGCAACACCAGTTCTGGTAGCAACAAATGTTAGTGTAACGTAGTTAATGGACTTAGCTGGTTTCAGGAAGATATCAGCACGGAATTCGTTGTTGTCAATAACATCGGGGGTGTTGTTAGTTGAGTCGCAAACAACGTAGAATCCATACAGACCTCTCTTCGCTTGAACATCACGGAGATATGGTTCAACAATGTTCTTAAAGTTTGCTCTTGTCAATTCGTCGTTCAGTTCGAAGAGTTGAGCTTCTGCTGATCTCTGTAGTGCTTGTTCTACTGTTAAGAACAAACGGCGAACATTGATTCTATCGAATGCAGATGCATAACCCAGAGCAGTTTTGTCTCCAAATAGAAGAATACCAATTCCTGGTTTCAAAATGACTGAGTTAATTCTGAGAGGATAGAGAATGTCTCTTTGTGCTTTATTTGGATTGTATGCTAGTTTGATAGCATTGTTCAGAATTCCACGCTGCTGTCCAGCAGGAGAGAACCAAGGATATGCAACGATATTTGTACGGCACATCAGTCCAGCAACGTCTGCGTTACAAGGAATGTAACGGAATCTGTTATTGAAGCGATCATAAGTGTACTTATAACCACTATCAAATATTGCGTATGATGAGGAGGATAGGGGACTAAAGAATCTAACTAGATTGTTTGTCTGAGTAGTTGTATTGGTAAGACCGACTACATTTGCTCTATGAGGTCCAATCGTGGTGACACAATCTTTTCTTGATTCTGCTAGAGAAATCAAGTATTGTGCTTTTGCTTGAGAATCGGACTCAGAACCAAGTCCAGGACCCATTATAAGATAGTCTACCTGAATTTCGTCCCTATTGCCAAATAAGGAGTATGAAGTAATCAAGTCTCCTAGTGTTGCAGTCATTCCACCTTGAGCAGAATAATCAACGCCACCTTGTAGAGTATAAGAAACATTACCGACTGCGCTGAATGTGACATCCTGCGCTTCTTGTCCCCATAGACCATTTGAGGTTGTAACTGGAGTAAATGCTGCGGAGAAACCAGTTGCTGTTGGGGTTGTTCCCCAGTAAGCATCTGCAGCACTTGATGGATTTCCACCCGCAAAGACTTGTGCAGAGAAATCTGCAAGGTATTGCTCGTACCAGATCTTCTGTGGCGAATTAACTGCAGAAACTGCGTCAAGTGCCTTGGAGATACTTACGTGCTTCTCAAGGATTGTTCCTTGATTTCCAGAAATCGTTCCTAGGTCATCAACGATGGCAATGTGCATTCCATCATTCTTACCTGATCTATCCAAAACATACTTGTTAGTAGTTGGTTTTGGAGCAATTGACTTCCAGAAAATTATTGCATTCGTTAGTCCAAGAGTTTGTTGATCATACCAATCAATTGCTGATTGGACAGCAAATGGAGTTGCTGCAGAAACACCAGTGGTAATCCCTGAGTTGTTAACAAAACTTAGGTTATCTGAGGTATCAAATGAAGAAAAGGTATTATTCTGTGCATAGTCGATTGGAGTTTCTGTTGATCCGCCACCAACAGTTTCTACTCTTGAAACAACTTTAACTGTTACTGTACTATTTCCGTTGGTTGAATCTGTGCTTACTCCAGTGATGATGCCTTTTAGGTATCCGTTGAAGACCGAAGTAGATCCAGTTCCTGGGAGTGTAACTCCATTAATAGCAGAGGTTACGCCATAACCAACCGTAGCACCAGCAGATGCCAAGTCTGTCGTATTAATACCGATGATTTGGTCTGCTAAATCATCAATAAAGCAAACTTTTAAGCTGTTTGCCCAAGATCCTGGGTTCTTTGCAGAGAATGTAAAATTATTTCCATCAGAATGATTATTTGTATAATCATCGTAATTGTCAATTCTTAGTGCTGTTGTAAATGCTGCACCTACACCAGAATTAGCATTATTGAGTGCTACACCACCAGTTCTTACTACCTTTAAAACGCCGCCATATGATAGGTAGGAGGATGCACTCATCCAGTACTCGTACTGCGCATCGGTTGATAGTGGTTTTCCAAACGTTTCGATGAGTTGTTGTTCAGTTTGGATGTCAATTGGAAAGTCAACGGGTCCAATTGAGAAAGGTCCAGCAATTGCACCAATATTATCTAAGACATTATCAGCTCTTCCTACTGTTAAATCAACCTCTCTGACGAGTACGCCTGGAGATAATTGAGGAGTCGCCATGTTTTTCTCCGTAAAGTCTCAGTTTATCTAAAAAATATTTATTAAAAATATACTTTACGTGGGGGAAACGTGGAGTGAACAGAATTCACCAGTCAGGATATTCCCATTTATCAAATACCCTGCTAACCACCCTATTAGTAACTATTCTTTTTATAGTACAGTCTTTACACTCATAAGAAAAAGAAGATGCGACTGGACCTCTGTTTTTTCTTGTTCTATAAAAACCATCTATCAGATTCTTTTCTTCTCCACAGACTCTGCATTTTCTATCCGATAGTAATAGGTGTCCTAACTTTATTTGCTTTTCTATTTCCATTATGTTAAGTAGTCCCACATATAAGATCTATCACCATACTCATCAGCATACCATCTAGTTCCATCATCATCAACAAAACTAGATTCATCCATACCATCGGAAATGAATCCAAATGGAGACATATCTTGTTCTATTTGATTTTTTTGTTCTTCATATAATCTTTTTCTAACGTCTTGATCAGTAAGTTCTTTGAAGTAATCTTGTGCTACGAGCCAAGCATATATTACTAAGCACATTGCAAGGTCATCATTGCACCCTTCTTCTGCTTCAAATGAATTATGCTTTTGGATAAAGGTTGTTAACTCTGCAATAATTTCATAATCATTAATTATTAATTTATTTTCCTCAATCATCGTTTTAAGATTGAGGCAACCAACTTTTTTAACAGTCTTGGACATCTTAACGCCAAGTTGAGTTTTCTTTCCAGAAAATCCTTGCCCAACAATTTGACCAGCTCTACCTCTCATAGAGCACATAAGCAAATTCTTATACTCTAGATCATACTGAAGTATGCTAGCAACCTGATCTCCAATATCATTAACTTCGCATAAGATAAATGCCTCATTATAACTACTTGCTATTTCGTGAATTATAGATGGAAATAGCATTGGTTTTATTTCATTATTTCGATATTTTGCCACTACTTTGTGAGGAAACTGTGTTATGTCAATGACAGTAAATGCCGAATAGTCATTTCCAACACCCCTAGCAACGTCAACAGTGATTGCATAATCGTGATTATTCTCGGGGTCTACATAAACATCTAAACCAGCACCACGGGTCTTGGGGTGGTCGTATACGAGCGTTCTAAGTTTAGATGGTGCAATTAAAGTGTCAACCGAACCTAAAAACTCACATTCAAACTCAACTTTGAATTGCTGTTCTGAAGTATTTGCGATCGTCTGTGCTTTCCAGGCTTCGTCTCTTCCAGGTACTTCACTCCAATGAACATCCGTATAAACATATTCATTTTTACCTTTTTCCGCATCGTGCCACATTCGGTAGAAATGATTCATACCGTGCGGAGTTGAAACAATGATTACTTTTGTATTCTTACCCGAAGTAATTGTTGGATATACTGAAGCAAAGAAAGAATCTGCAATATGATTTGGGACGAACGCAAATTCATCCAAAAATAAAATATTGAATGACATACCACGAACTGCAGAAGCAGAAGTAGAAGCAGCCAAGATCTTACTTCCGTTTTCAAGTTCCAAAGAACCTTTGTTCCAAGAGATGATCCCTTGTTGCATCCATTTGGGTAAGTTTTCATATGCGGTCTGAAGTCTATCTAATAGTTCTCTAGCAGTTGCTGCTTTGTTTGCAAGAATACCAATATTTACATTATCATTAAAGACCGCAAAATGTAAAAGGAAAGATACCACAGTAGTAGACTTACCAGTCTGTCTAGGCATCTTACATATATTAAATCTGTGATTATGAAAATTATTTACTAATTTTTCTTGGAACGGATACAACTTAAAAGGTTGTAATCCATGGTCAAGTGTAACAATCTTTACATAATTTTTTGCAAAATAAACTGGATCGTCTTTACACTTTACAAATTCTAAAATTTGATCTTGTGTAAATTCAATCGCAGTATTTGCTTTTTTAAGATTTGGATTACCTAAGTATACGTCACTCATAATAAACTCTCTAAATTATCAATTACAATTCCATCTACGAAGTGCTTTATTGATTCTCGAATCTGGATCTCTTGAAGTTTTTGCTGATGTTAACTTTGATTTCATACCTTTCATCCTACTGCAGAATGACTTACGACGGGATGCTCTTTTTCCTGTAGGATTTTTTTCAGTTACTGCAGTCTGCAATTTAGAACCTGGATTTTCCCTTTTGTATGCATTAACAGCTTTTTGACTTAATCCATCAGTTTTATCTTGACGATTTACTTTCTGCCAATCTTCATCGACCTCTACTTGTTCACCCATTGGTTTTACATAGTTTTTATTAGGACCTAATTTTGCAGAACTCCCTCCTTGTGGACCAAATGCCTGAATAAAGGGTTGTCCTGGTTGAATATCAGATACTGTATGATAAACAACTCTAGAACCCGGATAAACTTTTTGAAGTTCGTCTGAGATTTCTTTGCGAGAAGGAACTTTTAGTTGTGGAAAGAACATCTTAATTGAATAATATTTCCCTTTCCAAGAAACAGTCACTGCAACAACATTTCCTGATTGTGATTGGATGCGAGTTGCCTCTTCAACTTGAGATTTGAATCCTTCAATTGGATCTGGTTTAATTAGATCAATTACTTCCGCAAATGTATTTCCATCAGAGTCTTCAATTGTCACATCTTCCGCTTTCACACAACGATTATACTTTTTACCAAAGAGAGTTTGAGTTCCTTTCTTTTTATAACCAGGCCAACACTTCATTTCATCAAATTCCATTTCACCACTATCAATATAATCAGCGGCAGTATCGATATAGTCTGCTGCTTTTGTTATTTTTGATTGAACCCAAGCTTCTAAACTACCCTCACCTTTAGAGACCTTTGATTGCAATCTGTCTACTGCTCTTTTAATAGTCGCTAGTTCACTACGAGCCATGGAATATTCTTCATCCTTTATTGATAGTTTATCCCAGACTTTTTCTCCATATGCACACTCTGATCTAGATTCTCTCTTCTTACATAATGGACAGTATCTTTCTTCTCCATCTCCGTGCATATGCATTTCCTCCATCTTATTACCCCAGTTGGCAGCACCAACTTTACGGCATTTGACAAGTGCTCCTGAAGCATATGCACTAGGCCAAACATCATATCTGGATTTTACTTTATTGTAACAAGCATCTTTTTTACTACTACCTTTTCCAGGTTTGTCCTTTACTTCTTGCAAATCCATTTCTTCAGTCCTTACGTTAGTTGGTTTTGCTCCACCAGTTTTTTGTGGTTGATTTGGATCTTGTCTGTTTTTTCTACGTCTTGCTCTTTCTTCCTCTTTGGGAGACAAATTTGCTGCCATTTTTGAACTACCGCACTTTGGAGTTGATGTTTGTCCTGGCTGGCGAGCACAAGGTTTACCTGCCCACTTTCCTCCAAGTTGAACCCAACCTTTCTTGCCATCGGATGATTTTGATTTACTAAACCAGTCGTGAAGACCCTCATCGCCTGATTTATTCTTTTCGTTAATTTGATCTGTCATTCAACTGGTTTTGATTTGGTTTCTTCACCTTTTGCTCTTTTTTTCCTTGCCGCACAATGAGCACGTTTGGAAAATCCTTTAGGATTTGAGCAGTCAATACTCTTTTTATATTTATTAGTCCACTCTTCTCGAAACCACTTAAACGTCTTCATTTGGTTTTTGTTGTTTTAGTAATTTTGCCAAATCTGCTGTTGATCCTACAAAGAGTGCATTTGTAACATTTGTGGGACCTTTAGATTGCTTTTCTTCTTCCACATCTTTCAGTTTCTTTTGAAGTTCCATTAATTTATCAGTAGCATCTGCGACATTTTTAATCAACTGTCCGGCAACTTCATACGCTCTAGGCATCTCACTTTCTTGAGCAAGTTCAAGAATGCCGTTAATTGCCTCTTGACCTTTTTCAATTAAACTATACAAATTACCTCTTGTATACTCATAATCTTTTCTAACATCATTCATTGATGCGGATATCTTTTCAATTTTCTCTACTTTATCTTTGGGGTTTTCAATAATTTCTGTATCAACATTTAATGCTTTTTCTAGCCCATCGAATTTCTTTGTCATTTTCATAATAACCCTTTAAGATAAAGTACCACTAAAACCAAAATCATCCCCTTCTTCTATTAAAGCATCATCTTGGGTTGTTATCGATTTCACTTCAGATCCGGATAAGTGCGATGTTATAGTTGTCCCATCTCGTCCCCTATCAACAGTCAATACATTTCCACTCTTCAATCTTACATAAACTTCCTCCCCTTCAATATCCAGGAATGAGTTGGATGAAATTGAAGATGCATCATTTACCGTAATAAGTATATCTTCTGTGGTAATATCCTTGGCAAGATTTGTAAGAATAATTCCTGTATAATTTTTGATTGCTCTTGGTTCTGCAGAATATACAACTTCTCTCGTTGTAAGTGTAGAAGGATCTCCTGCAGAGTAACTGATAGTTGTTTTTTTGATAATATCCTTCGTTGCAGTAGAAACGGGTCCAAACAGATATGTTTTGGCAGTAAATCTCAATGTATAAAGAAGAACTCTTCTTGTAGTGAGATCTCCTTCATAATCATCCTGCATTGTTATATTTTCAAGAACAATAGGAATATCTCTCTTTTCGTTTATTGACTCTACTAGTTCTACGGATATATTATAAGATGGTTGAAAATATGGAAGTATTTGTTCTATAATTTGGAGAGCATCGTCATTTAACTTAGACATAATACTAAGTTCAAATTGCATATTATAAGGAACAGGTAAATATGCTTTCTTAGTTTCTTCTCCAGTTTCTGAATCTTTTGCTAAAAATGTCTGAGTTGTTGAAACTTTTCTTTGAGCATCATAAGTAAGTCCAGTAAATTCAAAGGACATCCTTGGGAGAGTAATGGCCGTAGACTTATTTAAATCTGGAGATTGATTTAATCTTGCCAAAAACTTTTGAGTAGGTCCATATGACAAAGGAACTTTAATAACACTCACAACCTGGTCAGAAGAGTTTGTGTGCTTAATTGTGATGTTATTAAAAAGCGTACCGAAAGAAATTACGGTTCTCCTTAATATTTCGTTATAGAAATACTCAAACATTGTTATGCTCTCTTTATAATATTATTTAACAATAATAAAAGTTATTTATGGCATTCCAAAAGGATTGGTTTCACTAAAATCAATAATTTGATCTGCTTCAATTTCAATCTCATCATTTGCAGAATATCCATCATTTGTTGGATTAGTATCAATTTTTCTCAACTGATGCAAAGCTCCAGAAGTTGAACCTACAATATCTTCTCCTACAGAAAAATATCCAGTCACTGAAGAAACTTCTAAAATATTATTAACAGAGTTCCAAGATCTAACTCTTGCCGTTGTTCCACTTATAGATCCTGTGACAATTTCATTAAAAATAAAATCACCAGTAGATGACAAAGATGGAGAACCAATTACTATAGTTGGAGATTGAGTATATCCAAGACCAGCATTAGTTATTCTGATTTCTGTTATTGTTCCTGCTGAACTTACTACCGCAGTTGCAGCTGCAGAAATAATAGAAGTACCATTAAACGTAATAGTTGGTGATGTTGTATAACCAGATCCGCCACCAGTTACTGTTATAATTCCAACTATTCCGTCACCAATAGAAGCAGTAGCTGCAGCACCAGATCCACCTCCACCAATAAATCTGACTTTTGGTGTAACGGTATATCCAAATCCTGGGTTTACAATATCAACTCTTTGTACAGATTGTGCAGCAGGATTTACGTTATCTGTGCAAACAACTATACCACCAATCATAACTGCAGTTGCAATTCCAGTTGAACCACCCACAGGTGCTGATGATATTCCTACTCTTGGAATACTCGTATAACCTCCACCTCTGTTTGTTACAGTAATTGATCTTATACCGCCATTTACAAGACCAGTTGTGGCATATGCAGTTATACCAACACCAACGAGAGTCAATGTTTGTGTTGGGCCCAGAATTGTCGGTAGTCCATCTCCATCTTCACCACTTAAGTTTCCACCATTTAGAACATCATCAATCTCACTAATTCCAACATCAATGATTTCATCTTCGTATCTGAATAGTTCGCATTGTAGTTGATAAACATAATTTTTTTGTAATTGGTAGAAAGGTTTTTCGTGCTCTACAAATTTTATTTCAAATAGTCTATCACCTAGGGGAAAATATACTAAATCACCTTCTTTTGGTCTTGACGATAATTTTATATTAGGTTCGTTTTTAATTAATGGTGTAATATAAGTCTCAAATCTTTCTTTTGAAATTATTAAATTTATTTCTTGACTCGATTGAATTCCGAATTTTGATAGAATTGTTGTATTATCTCCATAACCCTCATAATTTTCTACATAAGCTTCTATTGGATAAGCATCACTAAAGGCAGATTCAATTACTTCTCGTAACACTGTTTTTTCTGTAATATATTTTCTGGGCAGATAGTAAACTTCCACGCCATACATTCTTAGTTGTTCATTAATTAAATCCTGTATTAAATTCTGCTCTGTCCTAGAACCTTGTTGAAAAAATGGATTAAGCATATTCCTATCCGATCATATCCAAAGGAGGAAGTTCGTAAGTATTTGACATCTTTTCCATTAATAAATCAATCTCTTTTTGAGCATCATCATAAATTTGTCTGCCATTGAGTTCTACTCCGCCAGGAAGTTTTACACCTTGAAACTTAATTAAGTTCTGCCCCCACTGCCTTTTTATTAATGATGTTAAATATTGTTTAATGAAGGAATCATTCCATACCTCAGCATAACTATTTGGATCTAAAGTTGCATAGCAATCAATAATAATATATTCACCTTCTCTTACTGAAGACCAGTCTATATCAAGATAAAGTCTATCTTGCCTTTTGTTAAACCTTATCTGCTTTTGAGTATTAAGTAAAAAGTCTAAATCTTCTAGGTAAGTTTTTACCATTGCATATGACAATAACTCAGTGGTTCCCCAGTAGTATATGTCATTCAAAAATAACTGATATTTTACACTAAACATATTGTTTGTAATGGTATTGGAACCATCAAAACGAAATATCTTATTAACCCCAATAACTGATGGAGGAACTTGTAAATAATTACTGTTTTCTTCGTATTTAAATGTTGTTGCAGTTCCTACGATATTTGTAGTAACATTTGTTGTTACAATTCCTACTGAAGAATTAGCTCCTCTAGATCTACCTCTATTGATATCTTCTTGAGTAATTCTATATTTAAAAAATGTGGGATAAACTCCGTCAAAATGTCTCTCTTGGAAAAACTGTATTGCATCATCGACAAGATCTTCTACTTGCTCATCTGCAACATTTATTTCCAAAACTGGCGCCCCCAGTTTTCTTTTGCAGTAGTCTATTAATTCTTGTCTAGTAGATGGTTGCGCCATTATTTTAACCTCTTAAAATATTTATGGTGCTGATGATATTCCAGGTTTGACTAAAATATTTCCATCAACAATTCTGTAAACTGTAGATCCTGAACTTACAAGAATATCATAGATATATCTCCCCTCAACCAAAGAACGTGTGCTATTGCTATCTAGAGATAATGAAAATTTTCCTCCTGCAGCACTAGTAAATCCAACATTAAAAGTTGCTGCTGCATAGGAAGTTGATCCAATAGATACACTTTTTGTCATTTGAGATGATCCAGTCCATCCCTCAAAATTATAAGGAGAATCTGAAACATTGACAACATTAAAATTTGCAGAAAAAGTTGCTCCCGTATTAATGGTCAAATTTACTGAATATGGAGTTCCAGAATCTGGATCAAATGTTATTTTCCTTGTCGTCATTTAAAACTCCCAGATTTGAAATTACTTCTTGTTGCTTAAGGTAAAGTTTATAATAACATTTGGCAATCGTCTTCAATTGTTCAGTATCAACAATACTATCTATCTCATTTGAATATTTAAAATATTCAAAATTCTTACTTAAATTTTCTAAAGTTATGTCATCTGGGTTCATTTGCAAGTCCTCTTAGTAGATTTTTAATCTCATCAAGATCGCCCTTTATATTAGCAAGATCCTTTTCCATACTTTGTATTTTTTGATTCTCTTCACCTTTGATTTTTCTTCTTGCTAGATAATCATTATATTCTGACATATTTGTATTAATGATTGAGTTTGTTCGTTGATCTCTCTTTAAATGGGAGTGACCTTTTATATTGATATGTTCCATAATTGAAATTAAGCAAGTGCAATAGCTCTTAGATTTCTAAATCTTGGAGGATAAACTTGATTAGTTGATGACATAACGATTTTTATTCTGTAAGTTTTAAAACTTGGGAGATTATCCACAGTAAACTTATATTCATTAAATGTGATTTCATTCGATTCAAATCCCAAAGAGGAAGTTGGTGTAACATAACTATCTGGGTGCCCACTATTTTGGGAAGAATCTATGACCAGTCCAAGACTATTGAGATTATCCCATCCCGGGAATGGAACAAAAATTGGGTCAGAACTCTCTCTAGTATCAATAGCATAGAAAACTCTAATATCGGCAAAAGTATTCACATATGCATCAAGAATTACCTGAATAGATGTTGCCGATGTTTTGAGAACATTTTCTTTTGATATGTATTGGAAAGAATTTGGATCTTCGGTTAGAGTATTTACTCTAGCGTCATTCACATAATCTGCAATGGGATTATTAATCCTATTAGATGTAAGAATTATATTTGATCTTTGAAGATCAATTATGGGACTTACTTTAGAGCTAGATGTGCTCATCAAAACTCTCATATTGAATGACTTATTATCTGGTAGTGAATTTAGATATGATAATTCGTTAACCGAAGAAGCAATAAGTCTAGGGCTATCCAGATAATTTGTTTCACCTAAAGTTATAGTTTCAAAACCTTGATCGACATATGGAATTTCATTGCCATCGATACTCTTTCCGGAAACTGTTCTAATTTGACCACTAATTGAGGTTCCTCTTACGGTCACATTTTGAACCATTGGAGTAATAATTTCATAAGGAATATTTTGAGATGCTCTTATGTTCCTTCCTCCAGATGTCTTAGAATTATTGACATAAAGTTTGGGGAAACTTGTTCCATCAGTCCTATCAATTCCATATGTTCCTGAAGTGTCTATCTTAATATTATAAGAATCAAAGTAGTTATTTGAATTTTCTAAAGTTACTTCATTTAAATTGTGAATTGTATTAATTCTCCGTAGAGAAATTCCACCTAATTCGTACTTATAAATCGGTGTTCCTGTTGGATAATTTCTAGGAGTTCCAGAAACTGCTCTTATAATATTTCCACCAATTTGTCCAGTTGAAGTTGAAGAATATGCTATTACTTCGTTTCCAATTAATACATAACCAAAGTTTGTTGTTCCAATTCCAATATTTTCAAAGGTTCCAAAATCAGCAACGTTCTCTACAGATATTGGTCCTGTAGAATCTGATGTATATGGTGAAGTTAGTTTTGTTGGAATAATATCTGATTCAACACCTTCGATAGCAACAATATTATCCTCAAAATACATACCATGATTCTTGTGATTCACTTTAATGTGAAGTCCATCACTAACTACAGAGATGTTCGATATATTAACGCCTCCACCAACAGTGGAGTTAAGGGTTGTTGTTATTCCGAGGTTATTGACAAATATCACTGTGTTTCCAATTCCAGTTACAAAATCTCCCTGGATATTATCGAGTACTAATTCATTAGTACTAGCAATAGAAACTATAGAGAATCTGGCATTAGTTCCAGTTGAGAATGTGCCAAGAGAATTAATTCCAACAACGTCTCCCACTTTATATCCGTTGCCACCACTTGATATTGTTGCTGCTATTGCAACTCCCTCAGATATAGTTACATTAGCTAGGGCACCAGTTCCATTTCCAGTAATTGTTTGTAGTGATACGTTGGAATAAGTGTATGATCCTCCCATATCGATAGATGGGGTGTATCCTATACCTGCATTAATAATTGATAAAGTTGGTCCTGCTTCGCCTGCCCCCTCAACATAATTTCCTGTAACATTTGAACCTTCTTGTAAAATAGTATTGCCAAGTTTTAAATCTGTATCTACTAGTGGTGAATCTAATTTTATTCTTACTTTTCTGGAACTTAATTCCAGTGGATTTGGCATTAAGAAAGGAACTTGACCATTTCCACTGTTTAATGGTGGGTTATAATATTCCAGAGTTCCACTATCAATAAAATCTGCTCTATGAAGAACAAACTTCAGATCTTCCCACTGACTTGCATTCCATGTTGCTCCATTTTGAGACTTAAATAGAGATCCCAGATATGGTTGATTTGAAATATATTCTTGGGTAATAAGATCATTTTCGCCAACTCTGGAAATATATACTGAATATTTTGTTGAATTTGATATTAAAACAACAGCATATTCTTTCCCACCCTCAAGATAAACTGGGGCTTTAAATGTAAATGATGTTGCAACGGAACCATCTCCAGAAGTATTAATTTGAGAAGGATCAAGAACTATTTCAGAAAATGGAAGAACTCTTTGAGTTGGAATACCAAGTTCAACTGTTCTTATCTGCAATATGACTGGAATATTTGAATCATCTACTGTTCTAAAGAATACTTCACATCTTGTTAAGAAAACTCCTTCAGTATCTGAAACATAAAAAGTCTGCGCCAATGGATCTGGACCATTATATGCACGCACTGGTCCACGGAAAAATGGATTATTTGCAGACCCTAGTGGATTCGCTGCTAGGTTAGCTGCAGCTTGTGCTACAGTCTGTTGTCTACTATCATCGAACCTATTTTGTAACGAAGAACCAACAGTAGATCTAAGTAAAGGTGTTGCTCCCAAGTTTTGTCTAGCTGCTAATGCTACAACTTGGGATACTGACAATCCAGTTGCTGCACTGGCTCTTTGTACAGCTTGAAGACCAATTTCTGTTTGGCCTGTTGCATTTAAAGATATGTTTGCAGAACCGATAAATTGTCTAAGATCTGGATCTGTTCTTCTTGGTGGTGGAGTAGATGTTCTTCTAGGTGGAGGGGGAAGTTGTCTGGTAACTCTTTCTTGTTGAGTTATAGTTTCTGAAGTAATTCTCGCATTTCTTACCGAAATTATTTCTTCTTGAATTGTCTCTAGAGTTCCTTGGGAAGAAAATATTTCTTCCGCTACAGTTTCTGTTATTCCAAGTTCATTTACTGGAGAACCAATTAGTCTTAAAGTTTTTGAACCAGATTCAAACTTCGGAAATTCCAAAATGTTTGGATTTGGTATAAAGAAACTTCCCATTATATTGGAAGAAAGATCGGAAATTAATCTATTATTGGATACTGTTGCCTGCGCCCCGCTGGTTTGTCCAACCAATATCATATTAGTTCTAATCCATCCACCAAATTCCCCATTTGCCTGGTTGGATAATGAATATAAATCAACATTTAATATTGATGAAGTTGATGAATAAGCACCTTGAATAGTGCTATTGTCATATGGATTAAATGGATATGTTAATGTTGGAGCATAATATGGACCCTCCATATGATTTGGTTGAGATACTCTAAATCTAATATTTGGCAATAATTCTGCACGAGTTTCTCCCCCTAAATCTAGACCAGTCAATCTAATTGATCCAACAACAGTTTCTCCAACTTGGAAAGTTCCAGAAATCATAGAAATTTCTATGAGCTTCGGAGTGCAGAATGTAGTTACATCTCTTCCATCAAAGAATGCGGATAGTTGTGTTAGTGGTTTTAGATTTTTACCTGAGAATGTTATATTTCTAGATCTCATAAATGGAATGAGATCACGACTAACAACTCTATCGCCAATTGATTTATTATCAAATTGCTCAACTACTACTGTTCTTGTACCTGTTCTAGTTTGTGTACCAGTTGTACTTCCAGTCCAAACCGTTTGCCAAGAACCCCACAAAGTTGGCGAAAATCCTGATTGTGGGTCTAAATTTATTGTTGATGACAATCTAGATATTGTTTCTGAAAAGTCACCTTCTTGTCTAATAATTCGCGAGCTTATTCTTGCATTGTCTATCCAAGTATCTGAAGAAGGAGTCAGTTCCAGAGTTCCCTCCCAAAAATCAATAAGGAATGGAGTTACACTTTCAACTCTAGTACCAAAGGATTGCCTAAACCATTCAGTTTCTGAATAATCAAGAGTAACTATATCTTCATTTCTTCTAATATTAATGCCAGTTGGTCTTACTACTGAGGGATCTTCTCCCAAAGTTATAGATGAATATGGCTGTAAATCAATAGAAGTTGTATAGTGCTCAGGTCTCAATTCTCCATTATTTAAGTCAATGCTATTTTTTGGGGTAACTTTTTCTTCTTGAGAAATTGTGGTTGTAAAATTATCTACAAAAAATCCAGATTTAAATCTATTAAGTCCCTCAGAATCTGATATGAAGAGATTTGAAGTATCGGTTTCTAACAGCGATAATGTTGTATAATATTCTAAATTTTTAATTCGGTCTTCAAGTTTCTTGATATCTTTCATTTGATATCTCTTATACTGAAGAAAATCAAAACTTATATCATTCACATTATAAAGATATGCAGGAATAAATGCAGTAGCAATCTCAATCGCATCATCTACTACTACAGGTCTTTCTGGTTTTTCTGATGGTGTTCCATATTTTACTTGGAAACTTCCATCTTTTGCTAAGAAGACTCTATCAATTCTTGGAAGATAGAAAGAAAAACTGGTTAATATAGTTTCGTCTGAAGCAAGAATATTAGTAGCACTATTTCCAGAAGCACTAAAGTCTCTTCCATAAAACTCAAGAGGAGATCTAGAACCTTCAGATGCTGAATATGTGCTAACTTTGGGTCGAATATCAATAATATCAGTGTTTCTTACACTGTTTATAGACTGAATATCTTTTGAATAGTCAAAAGTATTGTAAGAGTTTGCTGTTGTAATATCACCATCATCATTTGATTCATAGTATCCGTTTGAAAAATATACTTTTACTTTATGAATAGGAGGTTGGCTATTCGATTTTCTGACTATGATACCATAATCATAAAATGAACCATTTTGACCATTATTTGAGGTAAAATTGTCGATGATATTAAAACTATTACTTTGTATTGTTGAAACTACTGATTGAATATTTGACTCTTCGAAAATAAGTGTTTCTCCTTCTATCAATCTAATATTGTTTTTTGGGATATATGATATTTGAACATCATTTATTCTTTCTGCAACAACAGCTACAGCACCAGAACTTTGTCCAATAAACGTTTCTCCAATTATAAGATCAGTTGTTTTACTCTCAGGTCCACTTATTGTCGATAGAATTACTGTAGGTGCTAATGGTTCAATATCTGATTTGGATGCTTCATAGATACCAAGAACTTCAATAATATCGGAATTATTTAAAGAAATAATTTCATCTTGAACCCTAGTGCCATATGGATAGTTTCCATATGAAAGACCATCATTTAAAGTTGTTGATCCAATTCCAGAAGATGATACAGAAGACTTATCAATAACTATAGAATTAACTCTATTTTTTAATTTTACCTTTGCCTTTGGTTTTGCCTTTCTTAAAGTAGCAACTAGAGTCGCATTATTATCATTTGATCCCAAATTATAAATTTGTAGTTCTCTAGAACCACTTGTAAGAGCAAATTTATCAGAAGTTAAAACTTCAGTTTGTCCATCAGATCTAATAAGAGTATATCTTTCTTCGTCAAATGGTAAGAATGATTCATTTGTATCTGCAGTTATGATTGAAGATAACTGATTATTAATAATGTTAACTGTGTAAGTTTTTCTTATAATTAAAGATGCATCTGTTAAGTCTACATTAGATATATTAGATTTTGGAAGAACAGTATATAATGTATTATCTTCAGAGTCTTCCAATGTTGTAGTAAGAACTCTAAAATCACTTACTTCAGTTAAAGATATGGGAAGTTTTCCGTCACAAATATTACTTACAGTAGAAACTCCGACAATATTAATGTGCGTTGATCCAACAGATACTACCCTACCAAAGAAAGGATCCGGTAAAGTTGTGGTAGTATATGAAACTAAATTACCTTTATTAACTATGGATCCTGGGAATATTGGATTTGGGGATACAACCCTACTTGCAAATACGGGATCGCTATAATTTACAGAATCTCCAGAAACAGTTTGCGACACATTTGAAAATGTTACGGCAGTTCCTGCACTAACAGTCAGAGATGAAGTAGATGCTGTACCAATCAGCACAAAAGTATTTCCAACAGAAACAATTGGAGCATCGACAATCTCGGAAGTTGAACCTATTGTTATCCTCGACTGTGAAGAATCTGCTGCACCAACAACAGATAATGGTATTGAAGATAAGTAAATTACAGTTGCTCCAATACTAACAGTTGATGCTACAGATACTCCAGATGATGCATAAGAGAGAGAAGTTCCCCCAACAGTTGATCCAGCACCTATCTCAATAAATGTAGCACCAATAGAAACAATATTTGCATTCGTAATAACACTACCAATGCTTATAGAACTACCGACAGAAACATCAGAAACACTGTCAACATACAATACAGTGGCACCAACTCCAACAGTTTGTGAGAGATTTGATGCTAAGAAAAATTCATTCTCATAGTATGAAGATTCTGTAATAGTTGCCAGACCAACAAAAGTACCAGTTGATTGGAGTATATCTGCACTAAATGTATTAGCAGAACCAACAATTCCATAAACTGATTTTATATCAGAAATTCCGTAGTTTGTAATAGCTACAGCAACTCTACCATCTTCAATTCCGTCAAAGTAGAAAGACTCATTGAGGATGAAATCTCCAGACTTTTGATAAACTGTTAGTGCAGTTCCTGCAGAAACTGACTCCTTAAGGAATGCTGTTGCTCCACTATTTTTACCTTTAATGAAAACTGGAGCGTTTAATGTTACTGGTTCATTAAGTGAAATTTCAGTTGTGGTTTGAATATCATAAAGAGATATATTCCATCTATTTAAATTTGGAACTTCGGAATCATAAGATCCCGATTCCAATCTCATATCATATACCCTTGCCACTCCAATTTCTTTTCCTGGAGAAATTGTTTGGGATAATCCTATTTTTCTTTCTGCATTTCTGAGAGATCCAACTCTGGAGTCTCTCAAACTCACAGTATATGTATTACCAATTCCAATTGTAGGTGAACCAAATAGTCTATTTAAAACAAAAGTCGATCCAGTATTATATTCGATTGATTGGTCAAGTAATGTTTTTGTTGTTCTTGTTTTAGGAAAATCTATAAATGTAGAAGACTTAGTTTCTATTTCATATCCTCTTACCATTGCCTTACCGGCACCTATTTCATAAATTCCAACAGCATCACTTGGAACAGAACCATTATAAGTTAGTTGACCTGGATTGAAAATTCCTTGGTTTCCAATTCCATCATTTAATGATTCTTTTGCTGAAATTGTAAATGGAGAAATGTAGTAATCTCCAGATTCTTGATAAGTTCTTCTTGCAAACTCATCAGCAATAAGAGAATACTCTGTGGTTTCTATAGGAGTTCTTAGTTCCCCATCTCTAATAGTACCTAATTCAACAAAGTTTGAATCATTTAAATCGTCTATATTTTTTTTAAATAGAGAAACAGATATTCTTAATCTATCTGCTCCTGGCGCGGCGTAATTGTTAAAACCTTGAGAATTATCATTTAAACTTTCATCAATATCCGAATTAATAATCTCTTCATTGACGAAGAAACCAACTCTATAATTTGGCCTATTACTATATTGATCAAGAATTAATATTTCATTTTCTACATTTACAAACTGACCTCTAATAAAATAGACTCCATTTGAAATTCCAAAAGAAGAACCTACGGCATTTGACCCATTAGCTATAGTTGATGCAAATGGTTCTCCGAGTGGGATAGAAGTATTACCCAATAATCCTGACAATATAGTAATGTCTGCAAGTAAATTTTCACCATCTAAAAATTGAGATGTTGAATTATTTTGACTGCTAGACGACAAATAACTTATATAAAGTGTAGTAGATCCCCTCTCTGAATCAGTAGATAATAAAACATTATCTACTACAGCAGTAACACCAGATGTAGATCCTGTTATTCTTGTTCCAACTAGTTGTCCAACATATGCATCAATTGGAATACCTAGAAATGTATTATTTAATATGACAGCATTGTAATTTGGAATATATGTTGTATTACCAGGAATTACCTTAGCCCCTTCCTTAAAGAAGTGTTGTCCAAACTTTTCTACCTGATTTTGCAGTATAGTTTGGAGAGTAGTTAATTCTCTTGCTTGTACAGGATATCCTGGTTTGAATAAAACTCTATAAAAGTTGTTATTTGCATCAAAGTCATCAAAATATGGAGAAACATTGAGGTTAGTTTGCTGTGGCATAATTCTTTAAAATTGCAATATAACTTTGATGTCTTCTTTTTGGTTTGAAGATCTTGTAATAGAAGGTCTATTGTCAACGTAAATGATATTTCCAGAGTATTTTTTTACTTCTGGATTTGACAAACCATTAACAAACTCCTGACCAAGGTAGTATGTTCTATTATTTATTGAGGTTGATATACCACTAAATGCAGTACTAATAGATAGAGTTACAGTACCACCATTAATCAAAATTGATCCTCCAGAAGAAGGATTGCTTGTAAATTCTCTTAGATCATATCCATAAGTTGGATTTGTTTGTGCAGTACCTACGGTATTAAATCCTGCAAGAGTTCTATCTTGCCAATATTTTAGAACTCCAGTTGTCTGATTATAACTTACAACTTTTCCTGCCGCAGTAATGCCAGAACCAACTGTTTGAGTAATTGTTGAATCTGGAGTAAAAACAGCAGAACTATAACCAGCACCAGTCAGTCTCATTGCATAAACTGCACTTGCTTTATCTAATCCTAGAATCTGAGAAGAACCAAAAGATTGTGGATTTTCTACTATTCCAACTCTTGCGATTTGATTACCTGTGATAAAATCTGGATTCTGAATGTCATTTTCAATTCTTGAGTACATTAAGACATTATATGCACCTAGTTCACGATAAATGTCATATCCATGACCACCTTTTGGCGAAATTATTACATTAAATTGCGGTCTGGTCGAACCTGTAGGAACGTTTCCTGCCACCAAATCAATATTTCCATAGGTATAATTTGAACCTTGATTTGAGACAACAATAGACTCAATTTTTTGATCATTATCAATAACGATGGTACACTCTGCTCCAAATCCGTCACCTTTAATTGGAACTCTTGTATAAGTTCTATTTGCAGTTCCTATTCCAGCACCTCTATTAGTTACCGTAACAATTTTAATTGACCCATCAACAGCATTATTTCTAACAGGTGCATTATCCGCGCCAGTTTCCCAATTTCTAGGAACTGGCATATAATCGGTTGATTCAAATTTAACGATATCTGATGGTTTAATTGTATAAAGATATTTCCAAATATATCCATCACCACTACTTCCAGCACTTCTGGGTTCTAAATCAGTAAAAGTTGGCTCATCTAGTGATGGCCTACCATTAGGATTTTCTGGAGTTGTGCCATTTTGTAAGCAGATATAAACTCTATAATCACTATTAACTACGTAATAAGATGCTCCATATAAACTAGTCGATCCAGACACTTTAGCGGGATTTGTTCCGCTATAGTCGTGTCTATACATATCATATGTTGTACCTGATGACCAATTTCTCTTCACCACAACTTGCCTAATATCCTCTTCGGATACCTTTTTCAATGCGATCATTGTATCCCAATAATCATTCTCCTCATTGAAATTATCTCTAGGAGAAGGGGGATTTACATCCCAATCCGACAATATAGATGAAGCGTTTGGTAGTCCAATGAAAGAATAATAACTGTTATCTGAGGTGGTCACTCCCGATACAAAATTCTTTGCATTTAATATTCTAAT